GCGGCTAACCCAGATTCACTTCTTCTCCAGCACCCCGCGGTCCTTGAGCCAGTCCGCGAGCCGGTTCTTCCAGGTGTCGGTGCCGACCGAGACGCCCTTCGGGTTGATGCCGACCCCGTGCCGGCCCTTCTCGTACATGTGCAGTTCCACCGGCACCTTCGCGGCCTTGCACGCCAGATAGAACCGCAGGGCGTTCTCCGGCACCACCGCCGTGTCCTCCGACGTGTGGAAGATGAACGTCCGCGGCGTCCTGTCCGTCACCCGCTTCTCGTTGCTCAGGTCCTCGACCAGCTTCGGGTCGGGGTTCGGGCCGATCAGGTTCCGCTTCGACCCGCCGTGCGTGACCTTGTCCTCCATTGTGATGACGGGGTAGCCGAGGACGAGGAAGTCGGGCCGGCAGCTCTGCTTGTCGATCGGGTCGGCGGCGTCGGCCTTGCCGTCGTCGAAGTGGGTGCCGGCGGTGCTGGCGAGGTGGCCGCCGGCGGAGAAGCCCATCAGCCCGACCCGCTTCGGGTCGATGCCGTAGTCGCCGGCCTTCGCCCGGACCAGCCGGACGGCCCGCTGGGCGTCCGTCAGCGGGGCCGGGTGCAGCGGGCCGGGCCGCTCCTTGTTCGCGGTCCGGTACTTGAGCACGAACGCGGTCACCCCGAGGCCGTTGAAGAACTCGGCCACCTGCTTGCCCTCGTGGTCCATGGCGAGGCCGGCGTACCCGCCGCCGGGGCAGACGACCACGGCCGCCCCGTTCGCCTTGTCGGCCGGGGCGCGGTAGACGGTCACGTTCGGCTTGTCTGTGGCGGTCTCGCCGACGGCGTGGGGGGCCTTCCCCTCCCAGAGCGGGATCGTCTGCGGAGCCGGCTGCCCGGCGGCCAGCGCCAGTACCAACGTCGTCGTGAACATGGTGGTCCTCCCGTTTGGCCGCGACGCGGAGCGGAGCGCTCTTTTACTACCCGGCGGGGGAATCGTATAATCCCGGTGCCCATCTAAGGAGGTGGGTACTCTCGAACCGGGGGCGATCTGGTATCGACCGGGTATCGGAAGTGCTCGGTGGCGTGTCGTGGTTGATCAGTTGGCCACGCAAAAAGCTGATCACAATGATAACTGCTGAACCGCAGTTCTCCCTGGCTGCGTAATCACTACCAGCCCCGTTCCGACCCCTCCGCCCGAGAGTGGCCGGTCCGGACGCAAGTCGGGCTAGCGAGTGCCTGAGGGTCGGGGCAACCCGATTCGACTCGGCGGCCGCGCTCGCGAAACTTTCTGGCCGATAGCGACCCGGGAACCCTGTACGTCGGAGTCCCGGGGAGCGAACGCGGGGCGGCCATCCGGTAGGCCCCGGGAGTAGACGTGCTACACACGTAGATGCCGGCACGGAAGTGCCACGGGACCCGGGTTCAATTCCCGGCGCCTCCACTGGACAGAAGTGCAGTAAATCGCTCCGAGTCGCACGGGGTGGCGTAACCCGCCACCCCGTCGGCGTTTGGTTGGCCTTCGTTCCCTTCCGTGCCACTCCCCGCGGGAACCTGCTGCGCCGCATTCCGCGCCCCGGGTGCGCCGCTTTTTGCGCCGCACTCCGGGACCCAGTTCGCGGCCCGGTCGAACGCGGCTTCCGTGGGATCGACGTAGTGCCGGAGGGCGACCGACGGCGTGTTGCCCATCCACTTCGTGACGACGGCCAGGGGGAAGCTCTGGGCCAGATCGGACTCGCAGGACGCGCGGAGCGAATGCCACAGCCGCGGCCACGGCTCTACCCCGGCCCGGCGGATGACCTTCAGGAGCGTCGTCCGCAGGTTGGCATTCGCCCAGCCGCCCGGCCCGGCCGCCCGCACCCGGTATTCTTCGGGAATGACGTAAACCGCCCCTTCGGCCGCTGCCCCGAACGCCGCGTCCAGGTACGGACGAAGGAGCGGGAACAGCGGGATCACGCGGTAGGTCTTGCCGGTGTGCTCGGTCTTCGGGGACGGGACGCTCAGCCTGGACCGCTCCCAGTCGATGTCCCCCCACGTCAATGAGAACGCCTCGGACGGGACGCGCAGCCCGCCGAACCGCGACAGGGCGACCAGCAACCGCCACCAGACGTTCGGGCAGTGGTCGATCACCCGCTGTACGTCCCCGACGGGGACGTAAGCCCGCCGCTCGGACTGGTCGCCGGCCCGTGCCCGGACGTACTTCCAGGGGTTCGCTTCCGTGTGCCGCAACCGGACCGCGTCCTCGAACATCTGGCGGGCGTGGCCAAGACGCCGGTGGATCGTCGTCGGCCGAAGTTCGCGGGTCAGCATCTCCGCGCGGTAAGACTCCGCGTCCGCGTGCGTCAGGCTGGCGGCCGGGCGATCCCCGTACAGGCGGGTCAGTTCTGCCACCGTCTGGCCCCACGCGATGAGTGAGGCCGTCTTGTGCCCGGCCGCCCGCTTCCCGGCAATCCAGTCGGCCAGGTACTCGCGGACGGTCAGCCGGCGCTCGGGTTCAACCAGCCCGACGGCCGCGAGCTTGTCCCGGAGGACCGCCCCGATCCCGGCCAGCCAGACCGCAGTGTCCCGCGGGATCGGCTGCCCACCGATCTTCGCACCGAGCAGCGCCTCGACGTGCCGGCCGATGCTCTCGGCGCTCTTCCGGTCGATCTTCCCGAGCCGGAGCGTCTTCCGGCTGCCGTCCGGGGCGACAAACAGAACCCGCCGCCGGCCGTTCGGGTCGTTCACGATGGATGCCATGATTCGGTTCCTCGGTGGGTCAGTCGGGTCGGCCGCGGGAGTCGGGGAACAGCCGGTCGGTCGGGTCGGCCGGCGGTGCGGGATGCGCTCCGGTAGCGTCTACATTGTCTACGTCTACGGAACCCACTTCTTCAACGTCCGTTGCCGGGGTTTCGTGGGGCGGAGACGGTGTGGACAGGGTGAACGTGCGGGTCGGGCACCCGCCCTTCGGGGCCGGCCCGACGTACTCCCACCGGCCCCGCCCGGCCTTCACCAGCGCCCCCAGGGCGTCTTCCGCCGCCCCGGGGGCTTTCAGCCACCGGCAGCCCTGTTGCGCCTGCCGGGCCGTCACCGACCCGCCCTTCCGCCCGATCCACTCGACCAGCCGGCGGGTGTCCCGCTCCGGCTCGGTCTCGGCGAGCATCGCGTACACCCGCCGGGCCTCCCCCTTGAACCACTCGGTCAGGGTGATGCCCGCGGCCATGCTCGCGGCGTCCAGATTCTCAACATTTCTCAACGTCGGGTCGCCGCCGGCCCAGCGGGTGAGGTGGACCACCAGCGCCAGCCGGGCCGCGTACTCCTCCAGCTTCGCCCACGCCGCCGCCAGGTCGCCGGTCAGGTCCGCCTGCTCGACCGCGTGGGCGTCGTAGTACGCGGTCCAGGCGGCCTTCGCGTCCGGGGAGAGGCGGACGACGCCCGGCTGCGGGTTCCCCTCGTCGTCCGCGTCCGGCTCCAGGTCGTACAGCCGGTCGAACAGCTCCACCAGCCGGGCCTCCGCCGCCGGGTCGATGTCCGCCTCGGTCCACTTCTTCACCCGCCGCGGCGGGTAGGCGAGCAGCGGCCGGGCGGCCAGGCCGGACTCCCGGTGTTCCTGCCCCAGCGCCTTCTGGAGGATGCCGGGCTGGATCCCGCCGGTCACGCATACCGCCGCGTGCGGGACGTAGATGGTCGGCGGGGTGCCGGTCTTCCGGTCCACGGTGACGGTCTCGGCGCTGAACATGCTCAGCCAGTTCGCCGCGTCCGACCCGGCCTTCCCCTTCCCGGCGTACCGGTCGAACGACCCGAACCACCCGGCCAGCTCGTCCCGGGCCAGGAGTAGCCCGCGGGGGTTCGCCAGTAAGATCGGGGCGAGTGCTTCGACCGTAGTGTCGGACACGACGTACCGCACGGCCCGGGGCGGCTCCGGCTTCTCGGGCGGGTCGCCGGCCGCGTTCCGACTCCGCTTCCAGGCGGCGAAGTCCTTCTCCCACCGAGCCAATTCGACCTGATACCGCTTCATCTCCTCGACGTACCGCTCCAGCGCCCGCTCCTGCCGCCGCCGGACCGGCCGCATGACCAGCCGGAAGGCGGGGGTCTTCGCCGTTCCGCTCTCGCCGATGACGACGGCCCAGATGATCGCCGGGGCGAACCAGCCCCGCTTGAGCATCAGCCGACGGGTATTCCCGACCGCGGCGGCGAGTGCTACCAGGAGCGGGAGGGCCAGGTACGACGGGTCGCACCCGATCGCCTTCGCCCCGGCCGCCACGAACTCCCGGGCCGGGGCGGGGAGGGCCGTCACCGGGAACGGCCGGAACCGGGTGTCGTCGGCCGGGGCGGTTTCCGGGTCGGCCGCCGCGGCAATCGTTTCCAGCTCGGCCCGCATCGACTCGGGTTCGGCCGCGTCCCCGTGGGCGTCGATCCAGTCCACGACGTCGCCCCCCTCGCCCAGCCCGGGCAACTCGACCATCTTCACCACTGGGGCCGGGGCCAGCGTCGCTAGGATGCCGGCCACGGCGTCGGCGTACTTCCGGCCGGGCCTGTCGTTGTCCGGGAGTATCCAGACCACCTTCCCGGCCAGCGGCGACCAGTCGGCCTTCCCCGCCGCCTGCGACCCGCCGGCGGACGTCGTCGCGGTGAACCCGAGCGACCGGGCCGCGTCCGCCGCCTTTTCCCCCTCGCAGACGAGCACCCGGTCCGCCTTCGCCAGTTCGGGCAGGCGGTACAGCGGCCGGGGGTCGGGCAGCGCCCCGATCCGCCAGCCGTCGGGGTGGCGCGAGACGGGCCGGATGTCCTTCCCCTTCGGCCCGTCCCACCGGACCACCAGCCCGACCGGGTTCCCGACCGCGTCGTGGTACGTCCACAGGGCCGACCGCGGGCCGAGCCGGCGCTCGAGATCCGCCAGTGCCGCGTCCGCGGTGGGGTACGTGCGGCCGGCGGGTTTGTGCCCGCCGTCGAGGTGCGGGATCGGGTCCGCCCGGTCCGGCATCAGGTCGCTGACCGTCAGCCCGACCGCCACGACCACGTCTTGCACAAAACAGCCGGCGTGGCACTTCACCAGCGCCCGGCCGTCGTCGCCCGCGGCGACGCTCAGGCTGGCTTTCCGGTCCTCGTGGGCCGGGCACCGTGCCGACCAGCCGCGGCCGGACGGCCGCGCCCCGGGCAACTTCGCCAGCACCCTCTCGACGGGGGTCATGCCTCACCCCCTTCCGCCGAAACCGGACCTAGGTCCGGTTCCCGCTGCCACCCGCTCACCAGGTCGAGCAGAACCCCCTGCTCCAGCTCCTCGACCCGCTTGAGCCGTCCCCACGGGTCCTGGTCGATGTGGGCCTCGATCGCCGCCTTCACCCGGTCCCGCAACTCGTTCGGCGGGAGGGCGTCCACCTCGGCGCAGCGTGTGCCGTACTGGGCGACGAACGCGGCCGACCGGGCGGACGCCTTGACCGGGAGGGGGAACAGGTCGAACGCGGCGAAATCGGCCGCGACGACCCCGAGTCGCTCCCAGTGCGGGGACCGCCCGCTGTACCGGGTCAGCTTGTCCCGCAGCTCGTGCTCGATCCCCACACCGGACGGGTCGTAGTCGCCGAGGTAGTAGGCGAAGATCGGCTTGCGGACCCGCTTCCACAGGTCGGCCACCTCGCCCGCGAAGGAGATGCTCACGTCTCCGCGGATGACGTTCAGTGCGACGTCGTATTCGCGGGTAACCGGCTGGATCGTCCCGGCGATAGCATCCTTCTCGACGAAAACCTCGACGTGGTGTGGCATGTCCGCCCACAGGTTCTTCCGGTAGGCCTGCCGGACGGTGTCCCCGAAGTCGGCCAGCCCGCTCCAGCTGGACGGCTTCAGGGTTGAGCGGACCCGGTCCACGATCCACCCGGTGATGGGAACCTGCCCGGCTTCCCGGAGTGACTTCGTCAGCCGCTTGATCTGGTTGTACCCGGCGTCGGTCGCCGGCAGATGCCCGGCGGACGCGAGCCGGTAGTACAGCGCCCGGAGGGTCATCGGCCGCTCGGCCCGGAGCACGTCGAGCACGTGCGCCCGGAGGACCCGGTTCTTGGCCCGGAACGTGGGGGTGCTCATTCCGCGCCCCCCTTCCCGCTTTCCGCCTGTCGGGCCAGCCAGGCCTGCAAGTCGGCCACGGGGTACAGGACAGTCTTCCGCCGGCCGGTGCCGACCCGCACGCACGGGATCAGCCCGTCCCGGGTCCACTGCCAGAGGGTGCGGGGGGAGACGTTCAGCTTCCGGGAGGCCGCCCGGGGGCGGAGGGCGAGCGGGGTCTGGTCGGTCGTCATGGTCGCCGGTCCAACGGGTCGCAGTCCGCGGGGTGCGGTCCGCATACCCGAGTGCGCGGCGTTCGATCGAACACTGCCGAACGGTCGGGCCGGCGCAGGAAGATGCCGAGAGCGACGGGGTGTCGCGGGGGGAAGAACTTTCCGAGGGTGTTCGACGTTTGACTTCGAACGATCGAACAGTTGGCGTCAGCCGTCGCCGTCTGTATTCGTCCTTCGCGAATCCTCCCTCAGGAGGAGGTGGGGCGAGTACTCGTTATTGAGCAGCTTCAGAACCCGCGCAAGTGATTTATCGCGGCACGCCCGCTTGTAGGCTGGGAGGCCTTCGCGCTTCTTCCCGTCGGCGAACACTTTGCAGAACAACCGTGAGGCTGTGGAGTTGACAATCCCGGCTAGCCGGGCGAGCGCGTTGTTCTTGATCGCCACCCAGTTCTCACAAGTGCCGTTCGCGTAACCGTGATGCTGGGTCAGTGCGGCGATGAACTTCGCGCGAGCATCGCCGTTCTGCGTGCTTGCCTTGTCCCGCTTTTTCGCACCGGGCGCGGACTTCTTGTCCGAGCCGCGGCCTTCTGCCGGCGGCAGATCCGGTTCCGCCCAATCCCTATAGCGCGTGAGACGGCGGACCGCCACTGTCGCCACAGCAGAAGCCGCGATCATCTGGTCACACACCCGCCGGTGGCGTTCGGTCGAACCGCCTACGGGAGTATGCATCCGCCCGTCTGGATCCTCGTGCCACCCGATCGGCAGCTCGGGGTGGGGGACGGGACAAGCCATGAACTGTGAGATCGCCTCCTCGACTGCCGACAGATCGTCCTCGGCCCGGAGACGGAAGTCGGACTGCAAGCACTGCTGACACCAGCGCCGGCCGAGGCTCATCAGCTCGGGCAAAAGTGCGTGTGCTCGGCAGCGGGCCTCTCGCCACCGCTGTTCGGCCAGAGCGTGTTGCTCCATGAAGACTGTCCGTAGAGGATCGACATGCTCGTTTAGGAGCGAGACGAGCTGAACGAGCATGTCGAGAGGATATGAGCCGTCGTCCCAGTCATCGCCGACAGACATAGCCATACGGGCACTCTCTGTGCCGGGCGGCCGGAGCCATGACTGGCGGGAGGATGAAACCGCCACCCCGGCTCCGGTTGCGAGTGATCAGCCCACGCCCGGGTAAAGATAGTATACCTGTGTCCAAGATCGGGTAGAAGGACAACCGGGGCAGGTAGCTTGAAGAGGTCCCGAGTTTTCATACCACAAAACAAAGGGCTGGTCGGTGTAGTACCCGTCGCATGTCCGGCGGCCGCACAGTCCTACTCAGCAGCCACCCGATCGCGATCGTCTGCAAATCTCGCCCTCCATGACCTGATTGAGGAGGGGAGTTGTCATGTCCCCCGCGACGCGGCCGGGCCGGTGTTGAACATCAAGGTCCGGAACGCCGTCGCCGCCGCGTCCACCTGGTCGTCGTGGCTACCGAACGGGAACTGGACGTGCTCGGCGATGAAGGGACGGACCCAGCCACCCGCCGCCAGCCGAACCTCACCCCGCTCAACCGCGGCCGAGTACCCGTGCGCCCGGGTGACCTTGTCCCCCGTCCGCCGGTCGGGCCGGTCCACCAGCACCCGATACCCCTTCAACTCCTGCCGGAAGTTCTCCGCCACGATCTTCCCCGACGCCCCCGGCTCCTGCTCGACCACGATGTCAACGGCAGTGCCGTCCCGGGCCGCGATGTCCTTGACGAGCTGCTGGATCTTCTGCGGGCTGACCCGGACCCGCTGCACGTCCAGCACCCACCGGCGGGCGGTGTCCTTCTCCTGGCCCATCAGCACGCCGACGGCGTAGTCCGGGTCATTGCACTCCTTCGGCTCCGTGGCGGCGAGGTCCCAGGCCCGGACCCGCCGCTTCCACACCACCTCGGCGGCTGGCTCGCCGTGCCGGAACCAGTCCGCCCGGAACATCCCGTCCGCGGCCGTCACCTTCCAGTTCCCGGCCAGCAGCCGCTCCCGCTCCACATACGGCAGTGCCATCAAGTTCGCCCGATAGCCGGGATCCGCGGCGACGAGGGCCGGGTTATCCTCCAACTTGGCGGGGACGAACGTGAACGACTTCGGGGGCGCGTCCGCCGCCAGGTCGAAGCGCGCCGCCTCGGCCGCTTCCCGGCTGTCATACCAGTGGGTTTCGTCCCCGTCCCGGTAGAACCACCGGACCACGCCCGCCCGCCCAGGATCCGGAAAGCCTGTATCCGGGTCGATCCACCACGAGAGGAAGCCCGCGACCCAGCTGCCCGCATCGGGATTACACGTCGCCCGGACATAGGGCCGCACCCCGCATGTGGACCGGTTCCGGCTCAAGAGGTAGAAGAACTGCCGCTCGGTGAAGTGGGTCAGTTCGTCGAATCCGATGAAGGCGAGTTCCGCCCCCTGCCAGTCGTACACGTTCGTCTCGTACTGGAGGTGCCGGAACGCGATGGCGGACCCCCTTCGGAACCGGTACTCGTGTTTCGACTGGTTCGGCGTCCCCCCGATCCGGGGGTAGAGCTTGCCGGCCGCGTCCCACAGCCCGCCGCCGGCGGTAATCTGCGGGTAGGTCCGCCGGAAGATGACCGCCCGGTAGAGCGGATTGCTGAAGTGCCGGACGGCTTCGAGGAGCAGAGCGTAGGACTTGCCCCCACCGGCCGCCCCGCCGAAGACGACGATGTCCGCGGGGCTGCTGAGGAATCGTTCCTGCGGGCCGGCTTGTGGGCGGAATGACGTGCTCATGACGGTGCCGGCCCATCCCCGCGGCCGTTGTCCGGGACGTACACGGTCACCGTGTCCCGGCTGGCCGGCTCGACGGCCCCGGGGGGCGGGTTGTCCCGGAACTTCCCCGGCCGCCCGGCCTTCAAGAGGAAGATGAGGAGGGGGTCGCTGTACTTGGTCACGCACAGCGGGACGAGCTTCGCGGCGGGCGTGCCCTCTGCGACGATGTTGCCGCCGTCGTCCACCCACACCCCGCAGGGCTGCCCCTGGTAGATGACGGGCTCTTTTACCCCGACCCGGGCGCGCCGGACCGCCTCGCGCTCGAGCAGGTCGATTCCGTCCTGCAGGGCGTCGTCCCATGCGGCCGCGAAGGTGGGGTCGGC